CTCGATTTACGCGCTCAGGAGAAGGCGGTTGCTGACAACAGCGAACGCAACAAGCTGACGCTCCAAACGGAGCAAGAGGATTTCAAGTGGCTGATGGGTAACAAGCGTGGAAGACGAATTGTCTGGCGACTGCTTGAGCGCACAGGGGTGTACCGAAGTAGCTTTACAGGCAACTCCGAAACATTCTTTCGCGAAGGGATGAGAAATGTGGGGCTGGCCCTATTGGACCAAGTTCACACGATCACACCTGACCAATTTGCCGTGATGTTGAAGGAACAAAAGGAATTCAAGGATGACAGATAACGCGCTAATGATGGAAGCCACAAACACCACTGACGGCTCACCTGCAACGGCGACGGCTGCACCAGCAGAGGCGACTCAAAGCGCCAATGCAAATGCAGCACCACAGCAGCAATCAACCCAAGGTAGCGACTCTGCTCCTGCGACCAACCCCGCAGCAGCCGAGCAGTCCAAGGGCGCTCAGGAGGCTGACTCTGCGAAGCAGACAGCACCTGAGAGTTATGAGTTCAAGGCCCCTGATGGCGTCGTTTTTGACGACACAACCATCAGTTCCTTCTCTGACGTCGCCAAAGAACTGAATATGCCGCAAGCTGATGCGCAAAAAATTCTCGACAAAGTAGGGCCAGTCATGGCCCAACGCCAAGCACTCGCACTGGAGAACCTAAATAAAGCATGGGTCGAAGGTGTGCAGTCCGACAAAGAGATCGGTGGCGAAAAACTTCAAGAGAACTTGGCAGTTGCCAAAAAAGCAATGGATGCTTTTGGCACACCGCAGTTGCGCGAGTTGTTGAACGAGTCCCGCTTAGGAAACAACCCGGAAATGATCCGGTTCATGTACCGAGCAGGTAAAGCAATCAGCGAGGACAAGTTTGTGGCCGGAGGCCCAGCACGTCCGAATGGAACGAGAGACCCCGCAAAGTTTCTCTATCCCAATCAAACAACTTAAAGGATTTATAAATGGCTACCTTATCTACCTCAGCCCTGACCCTCGCGGACTGGGCAAAGCGTATCGACCCTGATGGTCGTGTCCCCGTCGTTGCTGAACTCCTGTCTCAATCAAACGAGATTTTGGAAGACTGTATGTTCATGGAAGGCAATTTGCCAACCGGTCACCGGGTTGTGATCCGTACTGGTTTGCCAACCGTCTACTGGCGTGCCATCAACCAAGGTATCCCAACCACCAAATCGTCAACTGCACAAGTTGATGAGTCATGCGGCATGTTGGAAGCCTACTCCGAGGTAGACAAAGACTTGGCTGAGTTGAATGGCAACACCGCTCAGTTCCGTTTGTCTGAAGACACCGCCTTCTTGGAGTCGATGAACCAGACACAAGCTCAAACCTTGTTCTACGGTAACCCCGGCACTGACCCCAAACAGTTTTTGGGTCTTGCCACACGCTATAGCTCAACGTCCGCAGGTAACGGCCAAAACGTACTCTCAGCCGGTGGCTCAGGCTCTGACAACTCATCCATCTATTTGGTGGTGTGGGGTGACAACACCGTCTTCTGTCCTTTCCCCAAAGGCTCAAAGGCTGGTTTGATTCACGAAGACTTGGGTTTGAACACCGTGTGGGACTCAGCCGGTGCTCGTTACCAAGCCTATCGCACGCATTACCAATGGAAGAACGGCCTGGTCGTTAAAGACTGGCGCTACGTAGTTCGTATTGCAAACGTCGACATCTCTGACTTGGTGGGACAAACCGGCACTCAAGCTGCGTCTGCTGCAACCAACATCGTGAAGTTGATGGCGCGCGCTCTGTACCGCATCCCCAACATGGCTATGGGTCGCCCAGCCTTCTACATGAACCGTACCGTTCACAGTGGTTTGGCTTTGGCTGCACTCGATAAGAGCCAATACGTTTTGAAGATCAACGAAGGTTTGAGCCAGTTCGGCACACCTAGCAGCTATCTGTCCTTCTTGGGCGTTCCGTTGCGCCGTGTTGACCAACTCCTCAACACTGAAGCCGTCGTGTCTTAACCCATTTAAAGGATAACCAACCATGATTACCGATGCATTCTTGCGTCTAAGCGACGCACAAGCCTTGACTACTACAGCGGTCTCCACCAACACCATTGATCTGGGTGTTGCCCGTGACATGGGCGCAGGTGAAGAACTCTATGTGTACTTCACCGTTCCAACTGCCTTGGCTGGCGGCACCAGTGTGACTTTCCAAGTCATCACTTCTGCTGCTGCCAACTTAGGCACACCAACCGTTGTTGGCTCAACTGCTGCAATTGTCACGGCCACTTTGGTTGCTGGCTACAAAACAGCCGTTCGCATCAACCCAGCCGTGTTTGCAACTGGACAGCGTTACCTTGGTGCGCAGTACACGATTGTCGGAACGTATACATCTGGCAACGTCACTTGCGACATCGCCACCGACATCGCTGACTTCAAGACCTACGCTTCTGGTTTTAGCGTTACTTGATAGGGGACACAGATGGCGCAATACAAGGTTTTACAAAAGAGTTTCATCAACAACAACATCGTTGAAGAGGGCGAGATCGTCGAGTATGACGGTAAAGCCGGAAGCAACTTGGAGTTGATCAAGCAAAAACGAGGTGTGAAACCTGATACGGCGCAGGAAGCCCCCGAAGCTGACCAAAAAACTGAGTCCTGACCTCAGGAGTTCAGTCAATGAAGCGGATGCGGGGGGCCACGCGCTCCCCGCTTTTTATTGAGGTGAACAATTCATGGCGTCTGAAGTCGATATCTGTAACTTGGCACTCGCCCATCTAGGGGATGCTGCAACGGTTTCAAGCATTAACCCGCCTGAAGGCTCCATTCAAGCCGAACACTGTTCACGCTTTTAC